GTCAGGGAGATACCGAATTCAGGCCAACGCGACCATACGGACGAACCGAAAGGACGAAGCTCGCGAGATGACGAACTAGTACCCAATGGGGCGTGGTGCTCCAACCAGAAAGCGCATCCGTAAATGTCGCGGATTCTGTCCAAGAACTTTGCCACCTCAACGGCAAGAGCTTCGCTTGTACGCGTCCCATTGTCCACGTACGCCTTATACAGGGGTCCGAGAACAATAAGCTGTGGCTTAATCTGCTCACACAAGCGCTCAATAACAGCACGGTCACGCGAACTAGTGAGGTCCAAACCAGCCGGCTGGATATACAGATGCGCATCAATCTTCTTGGTCTTTGACATTTTTACGGCTTCGCGCATGATGTTATTAGATGTGCGCTGAATAATACGTTCTGGGTTTTCAAGGTCAATCATCAATGTTGTGATTGGCTGCATTGGCTGAAACGTGAATGGATGGACTCCAGCCGCAGAACAAATAGCTACCTGTCGTGCAAGCATTGTCTTACCGACACCTTCTGCAGCGACAACGATTACGCGCTCTTGTTTTTCAAGCAATCCAGGGATAATCCATTCGTAGCCGCGGTCTTTGTAATCCTCAAGAAACTGTTGCCAGTTGTAAAGGCGTCCTGTGTCTTCATCGGAATGCTGAGACATTGCGTTGAGCATGACGCCAAGGCGATTGACCATCTGCTCAAGCGACAAGTCGCCGTTCTGCACAACAGATTGAACGATGTCAAGGATGCGCTCTCCAGCGGACTCATCCTCTTCTGCTTCAAGTGCACCAGCATCTTCTGGAAGTTCATAATCAAGTTCTTCCAACTCATCAGGCTCGTGACCCGAAGCAATATGGTCACTAATGTCCTTGCCATAGTGTGACACCCATACACGGACATTCCCCCCAAGAGCTCGAACCTGTGCTGCCACATGGAGTGCGTGATTCTTACCTGGTTCATCGTTGTCTGCAACGATTTCAAGAACCTCTGCCCCCGAAAGCAACTGCGAATATTCTGGCTCCCAGTGTCCAGCGCCACTTGACATGGTTGTAGCGCATACACCGTATTTGCTGACGAGCGCATCAACATCCTTTTCACCCTCAACAAGCCAGACTGGTTCACCATCATTGATTGCTTTGATGACCTCTGGCAAGCGATAAAGAATCTTCTTGATTCCCTTTGCGTCGTAAATGTATTCACCCGGCATATCTGGGTCAGGACGACGATGCCCAAAAGATTTCTTGCCATTCTCGTCTACATAACGGAGCTTCTCGTACATGAGGGTTCCGTTTTCATCACGAAACTTATACGTGGCGACAAGCTTGCGGGAACTCTTCTTCTGAACCTGGGGAGATGAGCTTTCGCGATATTGGGATGGCTTGTCCACCCAGCTGTCGGAGTGAGCGCGATTAAACAGCTCGCTTACCTTGATACCCATCGCGTCACAAATCTGTTTTGTGTCGCATCCGTTACCACGATGACAAGATACAAGAACATCGCCAGTTGCATCAGATTGCGAAATACTCAGTGATGGGTTATTGTCATCATTCCGACAAGGGCAACGCGCAGCCCACTGATTCTGCCCAGCGGTCTTGACGCCATCAAGCCGTCCAAGGAAGTCGTCGACTGCGCGAGAAATCACTTAACGGGTGCGCCTTTCAGGGTTGAAATAATCTTCTTTTGCTTCGCCTTTTCCTCGTTGAGACGAGCTGCTGCTGCACGGCGATTCTTCATGATACGGATGCGTTGCCTCTGCTTCCAACCAAGTCCTCCCCAAATGCCAGCAATCTTTGGGTTATCAACTGCAAATTCCAAGCAACGTTCTTTTTCGTGGCAACCATCACAAATTTCAACCGCTCTGGCGGAATTGATACTCATTTGTGGTGTGGTCGGGTTTTCTGGAAACCACCACTCGGTTGGCATTCCTTTGCATGCGCCATCAAACCGTGGGATTTCTGGCATGTCTGAAAAGAAATCGTCTTCGAACACTTTTCCCCCTGAGATGAGATTGTTTGCGACAACCTACAGCAGCCCCCTGCAGGTTGTCAACACAAGTCTAGAAGTATTGTGCGAAGTTGTAAAGTTTCCGCTTGATATATCTTCTGATTTGTTGACCAAGTCCAATGGGCATGTAATTATCTTCAATGAACTCATCCACAGAAAGCTCAGCCTGATAAATAACTCGATAGTTCATTTGCTGGAACTCATTTGACATGATGTACTTAATCCAGCCATCTTCATCAAAGCTATTGGTGCTCTGGAGGATTGCGTCGTCAATGCTCCCACGGGTGGCAATGATTTCAAGTTTCCAGCCCATTTTGCGTTCAATTTCGTAAAGAATCTCGTTGATTGCTTCACGACCATTGAATTGGAACGCCTCTGCAACAAAGCTGTGGATAACTTTGTCCTGGAAGATTTCTCGTTTGAGTTCCTCAAGGCTTGGTATGTCTTCACCGAATTCTTCGTCATTGATGAATATGGGCTCATCGCCGTCGTAAACAATGGGGTCTTCGTCATCCCATTCTGGTGAATTCATTGAATCCGACATCCCTTCATGATACCACCGCCTTGTGGGCAGCAATCTTTTTTTGCGTATTCACTGAACTCTCATCCATTGCAGCCATGGCACCCACCGCTGGGTCCTCATATTTGTAATGGTCAAGGTATTCAACAATTGCATTGTATAGAGACCAACCATTGAATCCAAATTTGCCAGCATTTTTATCGTTGACATAAAGACCACGAATCAGCGTGTGGACTTCTTCTCGATTTTTCTTCTGCCTCGCTGTCTCTTCACGTTCTGCTGGAAACACCTTTGATAGCACCTTGTCAATCTTGAGACTGCCATTTGGAATGTTGATTGACATCATCCGTTCTGCTTCTTTTGAGAATGCCTCACCCCAAGCTGTTGAAATCTCAAGAACTCTTTGCGCATCCTCAATCACTGTGTCAACGTTACGAGTGTGACGAGCGGTGAACACTCGCTGTGCATGAGAAAGGCCCATGACCACAGTGTTATTGCAGACTGCACGAACATCTGTGTTTGCGTATCTAATTGGCCATACACCATCATGACCACAACTAACAACCAAATACCGTGCGATTTTGTCGTTTGCACCAGCTGGGTCAAGAACCAAAGAATCAAGCTCAATCGTTGCGAAGAATCTTTTCCCGTCTCGGAGCACACCAACAGTGTCAATCAGGGCGTCCCCGCTTGAAGCGCCTACGACAGCGAGTGCTCGCTCAAGGACTTCGTGATTTTGACGAACCTCATACCGTGTTCCGACAGTCGCCAATGGAGCAAAGCTCCCATCTGGATTCTGACGGATAGTTGCGCGACTGTCTTCAATCATCACAACGCGATTGTCGCAGTCACGAATTAAATTCCCATAATCGTCAACAGCTGCAACACGTGTGAGGACAACATCAAAGTCAGCATTTGCGGCCTTCAGCATCGCCTCCATGGTCTGGAGACCCTTCATTGGCGTCCCTAAACGATGCCAAGGGGTCAAACGGCCATCACCTGTTGCATAAGCCATGCTGGCTTTGCCTTTGACGATTTCAAGCTCGTGTGCCATGGGTTCACTCTATCAGGTAACTCGTTGTGTATAGAATGAGTTTACTGCGCAAGTCTGTCCTCTACTCTGACCGGACATAGGGGCAACTCCGCAGGGTTTGGGGCGGTTCGTGTTCCTGAGGCACGGACCGCCCCTTTTACTTTTATTTACTTTGATTTTTAATCAGCTCATTAATAAACTCTGTAGCCATTGATACAAATTGTTCGTGTTTAATTTTGCCTTTTGTTGAAGTCGCTGTAATTGATTGCAGTCGAGAAACAACAATCTCTTCTTCGGACACAGTTCCACGATAAATCTTGATGGAATCATTCCCATCCCATCTTGCCTGCCATACAAGAGTTCCGTCCCCAATTGGGTCAATTTCTAAAACATGATATGTGCGAACAGCCATTTTCCCTCTTGTTGACATTTTTGAATTTGTTGGTAGAATGATGAGCCTAGTACCTAAAGGGGGGTAGTTATGCAAACATTTGTTCCATATCCAGACTTTCATGAGAGTGCAAAGGTCCTTGACTATCGTCGTCTAGGCAAGCAACGGGTTGAAACTTTGCAAATCCTGAACTCGCTGACTGGTCTTGGCAAAGCTGGTTGGAAGAATCATCCAGCCACGAAGATGTGGCTTGGGCACGAAAACGGTCTTGTTGCGTATGGCATTGCAATGTGCGAAACATGGATTTCACTTGGATACAAAGACACCTGCCTTGAGAAGATTTCTTTGCTTGGTGAAGCCGACCCGAACGACCTTCCATCATGGTGGGGAGACGACCGTGTCCACTCAAGCCATCGTTCAAATCTTCTTCGTAAGTTCCCAGAGCATTATGGCCAATTTGGCTGGTCGGACGACCCTGCAGCGCCATATGTATGGCCTAGTCTTGTTGCGTGACACGCCAACGACTATTCCTTGAAATGAACTGCGTTGACGCAGCTCGGGAACGAATGCGTCACGTCTACGACACATTTGACACTGTCTGTGTGCAATTCTCTGGCGGCAAGGACTCTACCGCTGTTCTATATTTGGCTAAAGAGATACATGAAGAGCGCGGTCTTGGACCAGTAAAAGTTATTTTCCGCGATGAGGAAATGGTAAGCCCAGCGGTAATCAAGTTTGTTGAGAAGGTCCGCAATTACGACTGGGTGGACATGGAGTGGTATTGCCTTCCAATGGGCCAGGAAATCTGGGTCCTTGGACGGCGTGAGTACTGCTTACTCTGGTCTCCATATCGAGCATCACAGGGTCGCCTCGTAAGGGACATCCCACCATGGGCAATCACAGCAGAAAGCTTTGGCCTTGACCCAAGCCAAGCGCTACCTCAGTCAATTGACTACTACACGATGCAGGGCAAATCAGGGCGTGTTGCGTTCATCACTGGCGTGAGGGCCAATGAGTCAATGATTAGATACCGTTCATGCGTACAGAAGCTCCATGAAAACTACATCGTCACGCCATTCAAAATGAAAAAGAACATTCCACTGCGTTTCGCAAAAGTTATTTATGATTGGGAAACAGATGATGTTCTGCGATTCATCAGTGAAGAGCACGGCGCAGAATACTGTGAGTACTACGACCTCGCTGCAATCACTGGTAGTAACACTCGCGTTGGAATCCCATTACACGCTGTAGCAATTCGTCGAATTGGTGATGTTGTAGCTACGGAGCCAGAGTTCTATGACCGATTGTATGAATGCTTCCCGCACATTGACGCTCAGCGTCGCTGGTGGCCTGATTACGACCTAGACAAACGCATTCTGCAATACGCGCAAGACGGATGGAATGGCGTAAAGCGTTGTATTGAGGACAACATTGTTACGCCTAATCTGCGCAAGCGCGCATATGCATTTTCTGCAGAGTTTCGCAAGAAGCATGCTAGGGATGCACGGTCGTATCCACTTCACTGGCTGATTCGCAATCTGCTTATCCATGAGTTTCACATCACATCGGTTAATCCAATCGGCCCTGGTACGAGGGCATACACAATGCAACAGGAGCTGGAGACGCAATGAAAGCGACACTTTGTTCATGCTTGGTTAAACGTGTGGTTAAACAAAAGCCCGTGTGTGGCGAAAAGCCAGATGACGACGACTGAGAGCCCTCGGTCAGGATTGAACTGACGACCTACCGCTTACAAGGCGGTTGCTCTACCACTGAGCTACAAGGGCGTTGATGGATAGCAGTCATTAATTCGCTCTGCAACCCATTTGGCTACTGGCGATGCTACACCGTTGCCACATTGCTTGTATCGAACAGTATCGCTGTTCAGTTTGCCGTCTGCGCGATACAGCGTGTGATTGTCTGGCCAGCCCATCAAACGCTCACACTCAACTGGCGTAAGGCGACGAACAATCATGGTCTGGTTTTCTGGAATGGCAATGCAGTCAGACGAGTCGCGTCCAATTCGTACAGTCATAGCCACACCGTCTTCGTGAATCTTCTGGTTGTATCCGTCGTATTGGATGACACCACTATCTGTTCCGATGACTGGGACGTTATTCCCGCCAGTCCCCATTCGTGCTTCAAGTGTCCGCATGATTCCAGAGTCATCAATCCGCACATCGTCGTTTCTGCGACCATCAATCGCAATCGGCTGCACGAGAATCGTTTCTGAGCCACCACCGATATCGCCACCATTTGCGCGCAGGGTGCCAACACCTTCCACATACTTCGCATGACTTGATGTTGTATACGGCTGGGTGTCAGTCACAACCAAATCTGTTGCACTCTTGTAATCGCGCGCAGCAAGCGTAGAACTCGTATCATCATCCGTGTAGTGCCCGTAACTCAGAAGCCGATATGCGACACTCATACCGTTACCGTTGCTACGAATTGTTGGCGAAGCAACTGTGGATGCCTGAATATCCAAACCCTGTGTATGACTGAAAAGCGTTGGAGCTACTCCGACCTCTTCGCAATCACTTCCAACGCCATCCTCAGCTTGTCCGGGATTGTCTTTCCGCGGCGACTTGACCTTCGCAGAATTCCTTCTGCTGCCTTCTCTGACAGTAAGTACTTTTTCTGGACTTCCTGCGGCGATTGCAGAATCAAAGCAACAGACGAGGAACACTCGACGACGGCGCTGGGGGACTCCGAAGAACTGTGCATCAAGCAGTGACCATTCGCAGATATACGCCCCCAGCCCAACCATCTCGGTGAGGACTGCCTCAAAGTCGTCACCGCCTCTGCTTGACAGGGCTCCTGCCACGTTTTCCCAGACTGCCCATTTTGGAAAAGCTCCATTGGTTGCATTTTGCATCTCCCTGATTATTCGTGTTGCTTCGAAGAAAAGATTTGAGCGGGTTCCTTCTGTGAGGCCCTTTCGCTTGCCGGCCACGGACAAGTCCTGACATGGACTTCCGAAAGTAATGACATCAACTGGCTCCAGTTCGGCGCCGTTCACATCACAGACATCAAGCCACTTGGGGATATCTGGCCAATGATACTTGAGCGTTTCTTGGCAGTTCGGGTCCCATTCAACCTGCCATTTGCATTTCCATCCCGCCGCCTCCATGCCGAGGTCGATGCCACCGACGCCAGCAAAAAGACTTCCAAAGGTAAGGTTGGTGGCCATGTTGTTCATGGTAGCAGCATACAACATTTCAACACAACTTTGCTGGCGAGGTAGGGCTCGAACCTACGACAAGCGGATTAACAGTCCGCTGCTCTGCCAACTGAGCTACTCGCCATTGACATTTTCTGCTTCAATCCATACCCTTGCACCGCATCTATCTGGTGTGTCGGATTGGACAACTCTAGCTGCTTCGTGTCCGCAATTCGGGCACATAATACTGACGCCACGGCTATGGCGTGAGCCTTTGTATGTTCGGTCAATGATTGCATCAAGACCTTTGCGAATCTTTTGCTGGTGTACATGGATGATGTGTTTCATGGCGCGTCGGGAGGGATTTGAACCCCCGGCCAACGGATTAGAAGTCCGTTGCTCTATCCAGCTGAGCTACCGACGCCTGCGGCAAGCCTAGCCTGCTCAGCATCCAAGACGATTACCACATACGACACGAACGCTCCGTCTTCGGTTTCTTCTGTAATCACGTCAATTGACTCTGGACCGATGTTAAAACGGGCAGCAATCCCAGCCCGAAGACGACCGATGTCCTGTTCGGTCTTTGCTATTGAGGATGCAATGTCATCATCCCAGTCAAAACTTTCCTCAATTCTGATTGGCACAAACTTGGAAAGCATCTGCTTTGCCGTGTCTGCTTTGACGCATTGTTCGCAAGCAATCTTTGGTGCGCGCGATGCGCGTTTGCGTATTTCCGTGTGCCCGCATTCAAGCTTGTGGGCATACTCAACTTTTCCCCACTCCCCGTAACGGGATATTGATAAGACGGTTTGCTGTGGAGCTTGCTTCTTATTGACCGTGCTCATCATTCAAGTATTTCAAATATTCCCTGCCCTTGGGAGTAATCCCGTATGCGGCTTCTTCACCAAAGCCACTCACAATCTCAATGAGTCCATTGGCGAGCATCAAATCCAGTTCATCAATAAGTTCATCTTTAGTCATGACTGCATGGTAACGGCATTAGTCGGTCAATGCAAGCCCATCATCAAGGAAATTCATGACGATTTGCTCGGTCCCAATACCGCTATCTCCTTCAGTTGAGCCTTCTGTGGCCGCATTGACGATTGTCCTCTTGGATGCAATCAGCTCATAAATCTCCTCATCAATGGTTCCAGCCGCGAGGATGTAGGTAGCCATCACCGAGCCCTTTTGGCCGAGGCGGTGACAACGACTGTATGTCTGGTCAACATCGGCAGGCGACCATGGAAGCTCCACGAACAACACCTCTTGTGACGCGGTCAATGTGTGCCCAGTCTTTGCAGCCTGAATAGAAAGCGCAATAATCGGGGCTTCATCAATGGACCCAGTCTGGAACTTCAGCTTGGCTTCCTGGACGTCTTCGACCGACATGCCCCCTTGGATTTTCAGACCGCAGTAGTGGTTTGCGATGGCATCGACGATTTCTCGATGGTGCGCTGCGACAACAACTTTCTCCCCGGCGCCAATCTTTTGGTCAATCCATTCGTAGACGGCATCCATTTTTGCTTTGGCTGCGAGCTTGCGGAGAACTGAGATGCGTACGAGGTGTTCGTTTGCTTCGGCTTTGATTTTAGCTTGCACAGCAGCCGACCTTGGTGATTTGCCGAGCTCTCGAGCGATTTCTTCTGCCCGGCCAACGATGTAGGCGACGATGTCTGCTCGAGCGTCGTTGTACTCTTTCATGCCAGCTGGAGTCCCGCTTACCACCAGACGTGAATGGCGAACAGGCGGCAGCTCATCAAGGACCTGCTCTTTGGTGCGTCGAATGTAGCAAATCGAGCGGAGTGTTTCATTGAGTTCGTCTAGGTTGGTTGCGCCATCAACGTGCCATTGGCCGAAGCGGTCTCGAAACGCGCCGCAGTATCGACGGTAAAAGCCCCACAGGCCGCCGAATCGATTGAGCTGACCAAGGATGTCGAGCTGGGATGCGTATTCAGCGGGACGATTGGTTATGGGTGTCCCGGTCAGACAGAGCACGAGCCCGGTTTCGGGTGCTGAGCGCGCCATCTTGATGGATGCTTTCGTTCGCTGTGCGGTTGGGCTTTTTGCGTAATGAGACTCATCGAATACGTACCCTTTGTATCCGAGGAGGAGTTTGTTCCAATGGCTGATGTTTGGGTATCCGATGACGAGCACATCAAATGTGTTTTCTGCTGGAAAGTTCGACCGGTTGGTGACGACGGCGACTTCCCGGTGCGGCAGCCACTTTTGGAACTCATCTCGCCAGTTGAGGACAAGCCCCGCTGGGCAGACGATGACTGCTGGGTAGGCTGCTGCGTGTTCGACGGCGCCAATCGCCTGGACGGTCTTACCAAGTCCCATGTCGTCTGCGATGAAACTTCTACGTGCGGTGACTGCGTATTTGATTCCTGCTTTTTGGTACGGAAGGAGTTTTCCTGTTAGGGTGGGAATGTCGAGTTCGGCATCTTTTGCTTTTGATGCGAGGATGGTTTCCTCTCGAATTGATTTGATTCGTTCGGCTTCCTGGGTGATGTCTTCAGGTACATCGAGGTTGAACATTTCGCCCCAGGCTATGACCTGCACGATTGATGTCAACGGGGCTCTCCAGCTTTTGGTCTTCGTGTCCCACGTGATGCCTGGTATCGATTTGACTGCTCGAACTTTGACCGGGTCGTACGAGAAACTGATGTAGAGCCATTCGCTTTTTTTGCTGACTCCGACTGCTTTGCTCAGCGGCTTTGGGATGTCGAAGAGGAGGACGTCTGGGTCAATGACGAACTGATGTCCCGTTGCGAAGACCCGGACGCG